TTTCAATATCAGCAGCGTGGAATGCAGCACAGTCTTGGCGCGATTCAGCAACAGTCGATTCGCCAGCAATCACTTGCGTGGCTTGAGCCGAACCAGAAAGTGCCCAGGTATTACGGAAGATTTGCGTGTAGTTGGTAATACGAACCGGATTGATCTGCAGCGCGTTCGGACGAATCGACGATTCCTCGAAAGCATTACCAACTTGGTACCAATCAACACCGTCAGCAACTGCGCCTGCGGCAATAGTACCAATACCGCGAGTCACCGAAACAGTAGTGGCCGACAGAATCTGATTGATAATAACAATCTCACCAGTACTTTGCGCACGCATCAGCATGCCAGGCAGAAGATTGGTAGTGGAAGCAACCGTGAAAATCGTATCGCCAGCACCTGCAACTGCCGCATCAAGATTCATGCTGGGGAACAGCATCGTCTTGGTGAAGAAACCGTGCTCAACTTGCAGCGCAGTTTCCGACGGCAGCATTGCAGTCATGCCAAACAGCGGAGCCTGACCATTCGGCATCAGCCGAGTAATCATTCCCGCAAACGATTTTGCGACGAAGTCAGTAGTACCAGCCAGGACGGTGGTAGATTGGATACCAGTAGACATTTCAGTATTTCCTAGTTATAAAAAAGTTGTTGGCGTAGCCGATTACAGCACAGTCCAGTTGACCGTAGTAGCACTGGCCTTTTCCACAACAATAGTCGAGTTGGAACTAGCAGGAGTCGTGGCGCGACCGAGGAGCGTAACTCCCGTGCCGGCTGCCCAGGTAATAGCGAACGCGTCCTGAATCGAGACAATCAGCATAAACGTGTCGCCAACATCCATATCCGGCGCAGCAGCCAGAATTAGTGCGGCAGTAGGAGTGGTGACAGTGCGACCTGCCGAAAGGGCGGAATAATAAATAGCGCCGCCAGCCATTTCAGCCACAGTGATGGTATGATTGGCATCAGTAGTTTTGGAGGTAATGCTAACATTACCAACCAGGCCAGTACCCACTGACGATTTGCCAGGCAGCTCTTGGCCGCCAGCAGTGTATTGAAAACGCTTGAAAAGCATGATTAGATCCTAGAATGTTAGGTAGATTAACCGCGAGTATCGCTACTCATGTATGCATCCCAATCCACTCCTTGATCGCCAGTCTTGCCAGTGGCAGATGCATCAGCTTTAGGAGGAGAAATAAGGGCAGCCATAGCCTTTAGATGATCTTGCGCCATTGACGTAAGTTCTGCAGGTGAGGCTTTAGGGAACTTTTGTGCTAGTTGCTGAACCTGCGCATCAATCATCGGAGCAATCGCAGGGTGCTTGAATGCAGGATTGTCATCAAAAACTTTGCTACGAGCGCCTTGTTTATTGATAACATTCGGAATTTCAGAGATGAATTGGTCGCGAGCCTGAGAAACTGCTTGCTCCACAATTCGTGCAGTGGTTACCGCAGATTGTCCATAGACTTGCTGGCCGAAAGTGTTAAAAGATTCGAGAAGAGCTTTGATAGCCTCGTCACCTCCAGCCGCAACCTTTGCCAAAGTTTCTTGATTCAGAGCAGATGAGAAGTCTACTTTGCGAGCAGCTTCCATCAGTTTGGCAGGATCAACTTGCTGTTGAGCTTGCGACGCATTTGGATCAGTTGCGACAGGTTGCCACAGGTCTTTGTACTTATCCAAAGGGGATGCCGGTTCAGAACTCGGATCTGCGCCGTCTGGAGGAACTACGCCATTCGCATCAGTTCCAGGAGTCTGGGCAGTTTGGGTTGCTGCAGGATTGTTACGGCGCGGATCATTGGTAGGTGCTGGGGCAGGTGTCGGAGCAGCAACAGGTGCAGGTGCTTGCTTTGCACCAAAGATTCGAGTGAATGCGTCAAAAGGAGAAGCCATGATTAGTTTCCTGAGGGCGTGCGTAGCACGTGTTAGAAGTTACGATTAAACGGACCAGAATCTTGTTCTGGCGCCGCTACCTGCTTTGTGGCAGATTCTGACAAGTCCAGCAGGTATCTAAGTGCGGCAATCTTACCTTTAAGATCCGCCTCCTGCTGGACAAAACGATGAGGATTGGACATATCTAATTCAAGATTTAATCTCTCCTGTGCGTATGCTGCGATCTGGTTTTGGATTACCTGCACATTGGCAGTAGTTAGTAGGCAACCTTGAATGGTTTCCTTATCGGTAAGAATCCAGGCTTGGAAAGAATTGGAGGTGTCAAGAGTAGCCATTATTTGATACCGTCATGTTCAAGAGAATAGTGATTACCGTCCTCAAATCTGCCTCCCCATGCACCGCCAATGGATTCCCAATACTCGCCTAGTTCTTTATGATCTGCGGTGGATTGAAGATATCGACCATCTTTGAAGATATTGAGATCAATAGCCAGTCGTTGTTTGTGAGCAGAACGAGATTCACCATAGCCTTTACGCTCACCTAACTGCCCAAAGACTCGAGGATCTCGATATGCGTCACCAAGAGTAACTTCATATCCTTTAAGATGTGCAAAACTAATAAGGTTCACAACCATCTTAGAAAACAATTGTTGTTTAGTTAACAAGGTAGATGACATTATTGAACTCCAGGTTGCGCAGATTGTTGAGAGTTAGCAGCCGCTGCGGTTCTAGGATCTTGCATAGCTGGATCATACCCGAACTGTTGCGGCGTGGGCATGGGGGTCGAAATCTCAACTCCTTTAGTTGCGGCCTGCATTGCCACTTGTTGCCAGCCAGCCATTGCTTGTTCATATGCCTGCTGTTGAGGCGATTTCTCAAACGGACCGAAGTTAACTCCTTCAACCTTCATAAGATATGAGAACATGGGACCGATGTTATAGGCGCCTGCAAGTTGTGGAGAGCTGCCAATAACTTGCATACCAATCTTCATTGCATCTGAGGAGATTACCTTATCTTTGGGCAACAACCCATCAGTAACCTTGAAATTCAGAACTGCTTGCCGCAATGCGATTGGGTCAATGGAAACATTCTTTTGCTGCGAAGGAGAATAGACGGTAGTTCCGCCCTGGTATTGCAGATAGTTAAGCTTTAATACTTCCTTCATTGGGGTAAAGATATCTGCTTCTGCAATCAATGCCGTGCGCTGATCTTTCGATGTGGCATTGGACATTGAGTCCGACCACTGATCATTTGTTTTATTTCCTTTAACAAATTGTCCTTGGCGAACAGGGTTCTGACCGTTAAGGACATTACCGAAATTAACAATCTGCTGAATCTCCTGCATTGCAATTCCGGCTTGATCGTCCCGGAAAGGAAATGCATAAACGGCCTCACCAACTGGTTTGCCATAAGCTGATGGACGTACAGGAATTTTAGCTGACGGATTCGGATTGTTGATGTGCGCCTCAAGAATTCTAGATGGGTCATACAATACTCGGTCAGTAATTGCACGGCGACGAGTAGCAAGAATAGAATTCATCAAAGCAGATGCGGTCTGCTGAAATGGGATTGCATCCTCTGCCAAAGATTTCGATTGATACGCTAAACCTTCATCAGATGGCTGCCAGAAGAATGTAGGAATCTTCTCGTGCGCATTAGTCTGGCGCTCAGCATAGATAAGAACGCTATGATTGATCCAGATCAGCTTCCAGATTTGAGGAGTATTGGGAGCAGGAACGCGAAGACCAAAATCTGAAGGGATGATGCGAACATATTCTGTTGAAACTTCGTACAATCCAGTACCATTAATATTGTTTTTGCGTCCAGCAGTAGTCAATCCAGCCCAGCCATTCCAGTCCTGAGTATCGATATTTGTAGGGTCGATCAGGGAAGAATAGTTAAGCTGCGGGATCGTATAGGATGCGCCGTAAGGTACATTAGATCCGAGAGACAGCAGATTTGGGGCATCAAATGCTGGCTTGATGTTCTCAATAATTTTAACGTCAAGTTTGTTAATAAATGCTTTAAGTGCAGTACGAGTTAGAAGTTCCGTGTGGCCAACAAAGTCAGCCTTGTCAGGAATCTCCGACATTACACAGCGATTATCGAAATACGTGTTGTACGGGTCCCAGCGGGAGATTCGATTGCCTTGCCAGATAATCTCTTTGGGGCGCCCCTCTTGCCCTAACTGATAGCTTGGATCAGTTTCAAGGGCTGCGGTGACAATCTTGTCCCAGGTAACTTCTATAACGCCCCAATACTTGAATGCGTCGAAAAAGAACTTATTGAGCTGAGATACCCAACCAGTGCGGATGGAATTCTCTTCGATTAGTGCTTGAAGCTGCAATGCCTGATCCATATATTCAGGACCAGAGACAACACCAAAGATTGGATAATCGGTAAGAAATACGGAGACTTGGTAGTCTACTGCCGAATTAATCTGCGGCTTAACAACAGGAACTGTGACGTTTTGGATGGCATTGCTGTTGCCCCCAAGATTCTGGTACTTAGCTTTCCATTGTTCCAGCGTCAGATCTTCTTCACGCAAATATGCCAGGTCGATGCGACGCATCTGCTCCTTCATATTCCATTGATTTTCTGACTGAGTTGCGGAGTATTTATGGAATTGCAGGAGAGCTTCCTGAACTGGCTTAGGGGGGATAAATGCTTGGTTGGCGGCCATCAGAGGTCTCTGGGTTAGAATGGGGAGGTTTCTAGTTCTGAGCGGACAGGAATCATATCCGTCTCTTGCGAATCTAGTACAAGTGTGGAACGGATAAATTCACCGTAAAGTTCCAGAACTTTGGGGGCGTATGTGTGGAGGTCAAGTACTCCATCTACGTTGTTAGTTTTAAGAGGGTTAAAAGATGTGATCTGTGCAAAAGTTGGTGCACGGGCCGGAGCATCCAGAAGAATCTCGCCAGCTAGAAGTGCTTTAAACATTGTCAAGATTCGGGAGTTCTTAGATAGCTGACCCGAGTAAACGTCTAGACAATGAAATCCTGCGTTCTGCAACCCCATCTGTTTAATGATCTGATCAAACCAATACAGAGCTGAATATTGGTAAGCATTGGATTCTACGCAGATGACACGACAGTTACGACGTAATGCCATCCTAAGCGATTCCATAATCATCGCACCTGGGGATAGGCGCCCTTCTAGGATTTCCTTACAGACCGGCTTAGATTCAAAGACTTCGTAATATCCAATGGAAACTGCATCGCTATTGGCTTTATCATTAGATGGGTCGATGATAATGAAATTGCCTTGATGCTGTGGATCGCTGGTGTAAGGATTTAATGGAATACGATTGATATCGCAGATGTTGGAAACTGCTGCGTTCTCATCATTAAGAACCTCAGCGTAGAAAACCTCTGCACGGCCGGATGCGGAATCGTTTTCGAATTCTTTTAGTAATTGCGACAGCGGTTGCAGGTCTTCCCATAACGAGCGAGGATTGCCATTCTCATCATGGATGATGCCCCCAGCAATGAATTTAACCCAGGTGGGATTAGATTTGAGACGGCGAAGTATCGACCACTTGGTAGGATACATGTTGCCAATGAAAATGAACAAGCAGCCATGAGGCGATTTTGCCTTCATAGCCGTACCGATCATGTCAGTTTCAATTTGCTCGGAGATTACTTGTGATTCTGCATCCTGCCTGCTTTGAATGTCATCAAAGAGCATTACATCTGGGCGCTGATGTTTTACATTCAAACCGCGTACAGATTCTACGGTGCCGGCAGCAATGATAATGTTGCGACCACGGAAACCGAATTTCTTAAGAACTTGCTGGTCAGTTTCTAGGCCGAGGCGCCAATCTCCGAACAGCTTTTTAATATTCGGTTCGTCTAGGAAATCGCAGACATCAGCAATAATTGCAACTGCTTTAGGTACGCTATTGGCACAGACAAGAATGAATGTGCGTTTGGTAAATAGGATTACATAAAGCAGGAAAATCTTGGTGAATGTTGTCTTGGCAAATCCACGGGGCAGACCAATTGCAAGCTGAGAAAAGTCTCGTTCTTTGTGAATGTACGAGACCATCAGACGCCAGATTTGCTGGAAAACGTCTGGAAAGAAGTAGCGGAAAATAGTAGGCAGAGCAATGGCTGCCAGGAAATCTAAGGATGTCCTAGCCAATTCTTGGGCTTCTTGCGTGGAAACTGCGGCCTCTTGGATTAGTTCGGTGACCGCATCTTGGCCCCCAGGGGCAAATCCTAGCTTCGATTCCAGATCTAATGTGGAGTTGGTCACTTAGAAGGCCTTTGCGCCAACATTGACTGGATGATTCGCAATTGCAGGGCGGCAGCTTCCTTATTACGCTGCACAAGTGCGGCTTGATTGGAGGCTACTGCGGCAGCTTTAGCCATGGCTGCTTGCTGGGCTTGGGTGATATTCGACATTTGAAGGTTGATGATTAGAGGGCTGTTTCGAGGCGGTCAAAAGCTTGGCCATGTTACCAGATTGTACTGTGATGAGCTGCTGCTGTCCAGCTTGAATTACTTGATTGTTTGCGTTCACTGTGAATTTCTGATAGACACTGACTGGCATGTTAAGTTGTACGACAGTTTGCTGATTTGTGATAGATTCAGGAGCAGAAGATCCACGACGCTTAGCTTGATTAATAATTTGCAGAACTCGCGCCACTTCCATGGGACGAACCATGAATGGCATAAGATCCCGCATCTTGGTAATCAACTCATCTTCTAGTTTATCGTACTCTGCGTCTCGTTCATTGTGTTTGGAGAGATTACGGAAGCGTAGATCTGCGACTTGGGCGGCAAATTCTGTTTCTGAAAGTAGTTGCGAGATGCGGGAAACAGAGACTCCGACGGCAGATGCGACCATTTCAGCTCCCAGACCTTGGCCCAGGAGTTGGAGAGCACGAGATTCAGTGGATGTGGGAGTTGCAGTAGTCATGATATGGTTTCGGATTAGTCTTTTTTCTTGGAGGTGCCTGGTTTTGCGCCGCCAGCAGTTTCTTTTACACTGTAATCGTTAAGAAATGCGTCAACTTTGGAAAGAAGCGCACCTAACGTACCTTGCGGTGGCTCTTTTAGCGTTGGTACATTTGGCTCCCGACGAGCAGCAATGAATTTTGCTACTTCTGGAACTTCGGAAATGATCTTTTCAAGCGTAACCAATCGTTGAGCCGTGTGACTCCCTTCTGGAATGCGTAATCTTTCTTTCATTGATAGCAATGCATCAGCATTTGCCATGAATTCTTCAGTATTCAGATAGTTTTCATTCATCGAATTCAGACGACGGCCAAACTGGGGATAGCCAGATTCAGGTAGATTGGCAATTTCATTAACTCTGGCAGTTTGTTGGGGCGTAAGTTTGGAGAACTCTTCACCGGCGTTGAAAAATCCTGCTCGCGAGCGGCCATGGTACATTTCATGCAACACAGTTTCCACACCTGCCATAACTTCCTGAGTTGTGAAATTAACTTCGTTTCGCTGTTTTAGTCCTTGCTTGATGCCTTCAGGAGACGGAACAAAACTACGCGCTGCTGGTGACCACTGCCCAGTGTTTTTAAGTCGAATGCCATCAGATTCACCTGCTGCTAATCCATAAGTGTACTCACCAGTTGCACCAGGACTCGTAGGTTCTTTGCGGCTAACTTTTGAATGGGTGCGCGCGACCAGATCAGGAAAGTTAGCTTTTACTACTTCTAATGCTAATTGCATAACCGCTTCACCTTGGCCAGTTACACTGCCTGTTTTATCTGTTCCGGAGAATTTAGATTCGGCAATTCGTTTATCAAACTCAGTGGTATCTAATGGCATGGCGGTGATCTCCAGGATTAAGCGTAGATTACAGCTTCAACTATCTGATGGGAGGAGGGGATTGGTTCGCAGGACTGGATCAGAATTGGAAAAAGTTTAGGAAAATTAGTTGTGCTTAATAGGATCAGCCAGCCGCCCAGGCCCAAAAAAGGTCCAGCCCGGGGGTAGTTGCGAATGTAGGTGCAAATGAGAATGATTCGTGTTTGTGCTGGTGCTGGTGGTGGATAGGATGCAGGATAGTGCATGTGCAGGGCAGATGGCGGAGAATGTAACAGATTGTAACGGCAGGGAACTAAGGTAGATGTTAGGTGCTCTAACAATCTCAAGAGCATAGAAACCAAACATCAAGCTAAGGGAGAATGAAGGATACTGTTACATTGTAAAGCTAGCTAGATCAGGTCGGATCAGGTAACATCAGGGAACTGATCTAGCTAGGTGGGATCAAACAAGGGCAAGGGCAAGAATCATAACCGCAACTACTGGAGCTAAGATCATGGCGCATGCATACAAAATCACTGTTTGGAAACTGTCAGGTCCGAAAGATACTATTGAGGCAGTCCGTGAGTGCGAATGTGAGACTCGCTGGCAAGCAATCGATTTATTCGATTGGATTACACGTGGCATTCAGGGACATTACAAGGCATGGTGCGTTGATACTTGCACTAATGTGGTGTTGAGGGAATCGGAATTTTTCTACAATCGCGTTTGATTGTCCTATCTAACCATCGTGCAATGGTGGTTAGGTGGATGCAATCCCGCATCATGGCGCATGCGCCAATTATCAATCTAGATCGGGCAAAGCCCGGGAGATACTATCATGTCCATCATTGGCACCCGTCACGCATTGGCACTCTTTACTGCCGGTGAATCTAAGCCCGCATCTGGCCAGCGTCTGGCAAAGGTGGGATATAAGCAAACCGCTGCAATGACAAAAGCGGGGGAGGTTGCGCCACCGTCAGTTTGCGCAAGTGTTCCGCAAGTGGACCCGGCACAGATCACTGCAAACATTGATCGTTTGTTGCCCTACATCGGAACCATGATCGAGAACGCGCAGGATGGTATTATTCGGAGTCTCTATGAATCCGCCGGACATTCGTTGATTTCGGTGGATGATGCGGATATCAGCGTGAGTGCGTGTATTTCGTATCTGGCAGCCGAAGCCGCAGGTGATCGGCTGAAGAAAGATGTGATCGAACAATGGTTTGATTCCGAAGTGGCCGAGAATCTGACCGTGTTTCTGGCTGAGAAGCTCGGATTTGATGAACTGACGCCGGATAATGTCAAAGTGGTGGATAAGCATGTTGGAATCTACCGTGCATTGATCAGTTCTCTCGCTGGAGGCAAAACGATTCTCGAAACCAAACAGATCAACGGCTGCAAGAAAGCAATCTCGTTGTCTGCATCCGCTGATCGCATCGCACAACGGCTAACTGATCGTTTGATCGCGATGGAACAGCCGAAAAAGAAGATCGAAGAATTTCTGGATATTGGCGAGTAAACCGCATGACAGGATTAGGGAGTGAAATATCTCCCTAGTTATCGCTAGGTTTTGATATCACCAGAATCTAGCGATAACTATGGAAAAATGACTGTGAACGGTCTACAGTCTGACAGTCTATATAGACCGCTAGACCGCTAGACTGTAGGGGGTCACCTCGGTCACCCACCGTGCATGCACCCAAATCTAGCCTACACCTTAGTTTAGTACCGTGCATGCACACTAGTTATATGGGGTATCAAAAGATTTATAGATATTGATATATACAAAAAATTTAATACCCCTAAATATAACGCTAAGACGTCTCACGACCTAGCTACAGGGTAGCTTAGATTCAGGTAGGCTTAGATTTGGTATAGAGGCATGCTTGACAAGCCCGCTTCGCGGGGGTAGGGTAGACGCATGGCACAGTCCAACAGTCCAACAGTCTAGTTAGGTGTTTTGTTGTTAGATTCGGAGAAAATCAATCTATCATGGCAAACAAAATTAATTATGGTGCAAGCCTAGAATTGCTTGAGGATTTGCCACCTACAGTTGTTGATACTTACAAAATGTTGGTATCCAAAGGATGGGCGTTTTGGATTATCAATAGCCGCCGTGGTTATTGTCACTATCAACGCAAAGAAATAACAATTCCAACATGGGCAAAGAATCGCGGTGCAGAATACTACACTTGGTATTTCTGTCATGAAATGGTGCATGCAATATCGCCAATTGGATCTAATCACGGCCCAGAATTCATGGCAAATCTAATTCGTATCTGCCCTGAAAATGCAATCAAACATGAACTAGGATATAAACCTAGGAATGCATCAAGTGCAGGTATTGGTGAAGTAAAATTCATTGATATCAGCATGTTGTAATCAATCCATTGCACCGATGGCGAAATAGGTAAACGCAGCAGACTTAAAATCTGCCATGCCTGACGGCATTTATGGGTTCGAGTCCCATTCGGTGCACCATCCGCGCAATCTGCGCAAATCAATCGGAGTTAATATATCATGCAAGAAAGCAATCTCAATGACATTTATTATGAAACAATGCCAATTGAGGCTAATCATGTTTCATGTGCAAGAATCAAACAATTCTCACTTGGCATGTTCTACCTTATCTGGCTATGTGAAGCACAGGTAGCATTAGATAAAGAATTGCCTAATAATCTTGATCCAATTGCAATCATTGGCGAACAATTCTTTGATCTTCTGAATGCTGAAGTAAAGCAAAACACAATTCAAGGTTTACGAAACCTTGCGGATGCTTTGGAATACAGAGACAGCGATTAACCAAAGGTTTGCAATCTATACAATTCACACTCATATTATTTGTGGATTGTATACATGGCAATCCTGCCAACCTGGAGCTAGATACTATGTCTATTAATACCATTCTCACCACATCTCTTGCTGAGATTCACTTATTTAATCCGTGCGTAAGAGGGTGGCTAAACATTCTCAATGCTCGCAACCCTCAATGCGATGCAGATTACCAAACACAATTTCCGCTTGTGGATTGTTTAGCATCGAACAGTATTTCTGATGTTTGTTGGCTAATTGGTAAGCGGCGGAAAGAAATTCAAATCTGTGTGCGATTTGCAAAAATGTGTGCAGATAGTGTAAAAGATTTGAATAATGGTTATAGTAATGCTGCTGTTAATGCTGCTGCTACTGTTGCTACTGTTGCTGCTGTTAATGCTGCTACTGTTGCTGCTGCTAATGCTACTGTTGCTGCTGTTAATGCTGTTAATGCTGCTGCTATTGCTGCTGCTAATGCTGTTGCTTACAACAAACAAAAAGAACTGAACAAACAATTCCTAATCCAATGTATCAATGAATTTAATCCGGAGTAATACTATCATGATCCACCCTCCCCGTAATCAATTCCCCACAACCGCAATGGAAATTGCAACAGCTAATGCTCGCATGTTGTTGGAATCTGAGCCACGACCAGCATTCGCCCTAAACGGGCATAATATCTATTGCACAAATCCTGATGCAATGGAAGGACAAAGGAATTACAGTGTTGTATTTATTCCTGAAAATGACAAATGACAATCTTTCGATGGTCGTCATTGAAATAATTTTCCGTCCTAACCGGTGATCATCATGCCCAATAAAATCTTCCATCGCAGATTAACACCTGCCGGAAGATTTTGGTCCATCTACGGATTGGCCATCATCTTCTGTCTGGTGTTTTTTGGCGCT